ACGACGGCAGGGGTCTTAGTCCCCTCCGATAAAGTCATCGGTGGGCACGGAGGGATCGGTGCCCTCGTGCGTTGCCCCACTTCCGCTGGTTCGTAGTCTTGCTTTGCGGGAGGGCTTACCGGCTTCCGGTTGTATGGCCGTTTCTGGTGCTGTGGTTGGTTCATGGTTAAGGATGGTTGATGCGGTGGCTTCTGCCTCGCTGTAGCGCAGCAACAAATTGACCACATCGGCGCGGCCAATTTTGCGGTAGGTCTCCAGAGCGTCTTTGCCTACCGGCGCAAAGTAGGGATGCGCGACGGAGCACAACGCTTTCTTCAAGATCACGCCGGACTGACCGGAAAATGCACTGCGGCAAGCAGCGGCAAACTCGTCCAGCGGGATCGCTTGGAACAGTGCCTGCTCAAGTGGAGTTAATGTGCCCACTACGCTGCTCCTCCCATTGCTCCTGCGGCTTGCATTGCCAGTTCAGGGTTCTTGACTGCTGCCTCGGTGATTGCCTCCTGCTGCTGAGCCATTTGCTGAGCTTCTGCCCGTGCCTGCTGCATCATAGCCTTGTCCTCAAGGCTGCGGAAGTACTTGCTCGGCACTCCCTTGCCGCGTCCAATATCACGCTGGGCAGCAGACAAGTCCCAGTCGTCCAGTAGTTCTGGCTGGGCTTGGATCAACGGGAAGAACGTTTCAATGGTGCTGGCAAACGCCTGCTCCTTCTGCGCTTCGATGGCTTGAGACATCCGGCTGATCTGGATTGTCTGTGGGTAGAGGAGTCTCCACTGACCGGCGGCATCCTGAATGAAGGCTTCTTGCGGGGGTTGCGGGAAGCGACCGGCTTGGAACAGGATCATGAAGACACGCTCCAGCAATGGATTAATCAGGTCCGTGGTCAGCAAAGTGAATGCCGGTGAGATGCGTGCCAACTGCTCTGCCTGCCGTGCTCGGACTTCGGTGGCGGTGACTTGCCGTTCCAAGGACGCGAACTGCTCAAACAGCGGCATGTGGAAGGCACGCTTGATGCGAGTGTCCACCCGGTTGACCAAGTCAAGTCCCACCCGGTAGTCGGAAGGATCGGCCCAGACTTGTGGCGCATCGCTCATGTCGGAGACTTGAGTAACTCCACCCGGCCCAAGGTCCACCATGCCAACGGCTCCGGTCTTGGTGATGACCCGAGGGTTGACCTTCAGGTTTGCCATCGCTGCCATCAGGCTTTCAAGGTAGTTGCTCCCGCGAATGTCAGCAATTGACAGCATCGCAGGTGACACTCCATAAGGCGATTCCTCAGACCACTTGAGCCAGCGACTAACCATCACCGGCATCGACTCAAAGCCGTCTTCCTTGACGATGGTCTTGCTGTGCTGGTGCAGATAACAAGACGCAATCGGCATGCCCATTGGCCCACCGGCAGGGTTGCGGTCCTTGCGGTCCCGAGGGTACACGGCATGGATAAACTGGTGCTTGGTGTGCCGCTTGTTGCCTTCAACGTCCTTGATGCAGACAGCGGGTGCCATGTCCCCAAACTGCTCGACCGCTTGGTTTGCCGTCAGGGTAAAGAAGCGGAAGACGCGATCCACGGTGCCTTCGTCGTTTTCGGCACAGGCAAAGGTGCCAGCGTGCCAGCAGCGGAAGTTCAGCGGACGATCCTTCCCGGCTTCGGCGGACAGTCCAACGGTGCCGAATGCGCCAAGGTCCAGATACCCGAGGTGGACCGCGTGGTAAAAGTTGCTGTTGGCTAGTGCCTTGTGTGCTCTCGCGGTGCAATCTGAAAGCCACATGTTCACTGCCTCGGAGCCGTTGACTGACTCGTTGGCTTCCCACTGGAACCAATTCTGCTGGCTTGGAGTGACCCAACTGGTCATGCCGCTTGCCAACGTGTTCAGCGCATCGACAGCGACGTCAGATTGTAACCGGGTGTCCTCGGTAAAGCTGCTGCCCTGCTGAGTGAAGCCCAGCCTGCGAAGCGGCAATGCATGGTCAGCGCACTGCTGCCAGATGCTCTGGAAACAGGACATTTCTGCCTGCAACTGTGCGGCTTCAAGACTGAGTTTCTCGGCTTTTGCGTCCATTAGAGGGTAGATACTCCTCCCATGAGACTCATAGCATCATTTGCCGTGGTGCCTTGAAGAAGGGGTTTAAATACGTTTTGTGCCACCGATTGGTTGAACCCATATTTCCTACGGCGACTCATCCGCATCTCCCGCCCAGCGGCAGCAACGTCAGCACTGGATCGAGTAGGAGCAGGGGCAGGCGCTTCGTATGTTGGCAACTGGACGGCTTCAGCAGACTTCATTTGTTGCTTCATCATCTTCATCTGCTCCTTGAAGTTGCTCTGCGACTGCTGGTTCGCCACTCGCTGTTGCTTGATGGCTTTGTCGTTGTTGGGTTTTTTCATCGATTTTGCTGATCAGGTTGGCCAATTGATACCACTTTGGGTTACCCCTTCGATGGAAAGCAACTGCCAACTTGTTCGGCCAAGTGCCTGATCGGACCAGACCAACGACGTGCCTTAGGTTGCCTACAATCATCCAGATGTACCATGCATCTCCTGCCGGATCGACCTGCCATGGATCGTCCAGCCGGTCCTCGGGCCAACTGGTATCGACTGACCGGAACAGCATCACAAACTCGTCTGAGGCAATCAGGATGCCACCACTGGCAAGGTGAGCCGTAACGTCCTCAATCCATGACGATCCACCGATCCCCTCGGTCAGTTCCTCGGCCCGATCCCATGCATGACTAGGCACTGTACTTCTTGACGGTTGGCGGGGCGAAGAATTGATGCCCCAAGCTGTTCCGGCCCACCATCCCTTGCAGCATGGCTTCCCCAATGTAGCGGAAAGCGTCTGCCGTATGGCTTGACCAGTCATGCACCGGCTCATTGGCAATGTAGCCCTTAGCCTTGTCCTCGCGCCTGTGATACCACTCCAGTGCGTTGATACCGGCAGCGCACTGTGGCAGTGCAAAGCGGCAGCGGGGCAGCACCTCGCGCATCCTGCTAATGCCGTGCCAGATGTTTTGAGTGCGGGGCACTACCCGGATGTTGGCAAGTCCGGCGTTTTGCAATTCCTGCTTGAACGACAGGGAGTTCTTTTGGGTCGCCTCGGCATCGTGCGGCAGTAAGTGACCGGCGTAGCTGTAGCCCTTCTTGATCATGTGGGCCACTCGTTGTGCCGTGCCAAGTTGCAGACCGCTGTCATGATCGATGACTCTGATCTCGCCTCCGATCTCCTGAAAATACCAGACCGCAGTGTTCTCCGGTGCCCCTAAATCCCATGCAGTCCATACCAGCGATCCACGCTCCCAGACGACGTCCTTGGATATCCGGTTGTCGGCCCTCGCCTCGTCCAGTAGATCGGCGTAGATGGCACCAATCAAGCCAATGCTGAAGTCGCAGTAGTACTCCTGCCGGATCATCTCCTCGCGCATGCCGGAACGCCGCTCCTCCTGCACATCGTCGGCACTGAGTGCGCCAGTATCCTCCACGCTGAGCCTCTCTACATGCCAGTCCGGGTTTTCCCGGTTCGTCTCCAATAAGTCATAGAACCAGTTCTTCCCTCGCGGCGTTCCGTTGAAGATGCACCACCCACCGTTCTCCCGCAGGATCGGACGGATGTAGTCCCATGCCAGTGGGTTGTGCTGGGCTGACTCAGAGAAGATCACGCCAATGGGGTTGCCGCCAACGACGTCAAGCGTGTCGGTCCCGAGTATCTGGATCGTGCTGCCATTGACCAGCGTGATCTTCATCTGCTGTTCGTTGGTCTTCGCCACAAGCTCCGGGGGCAGGTGGTCGATCACCTTCATGCCTGAGTTGGCATCAATGTTGTCCCACATGGCTTTGCGCCCGAGGACGGCAGTGGGGAAGAAGTAGGCGTAGTTGCCCATCTTCTGTGCGGCCATGATGGCCATGATGTTCAGGAAGGTCTTGTCTTTTCCCGCCCTTCGGTGCCACACGCAGATGCCCCGCTTCACGCCGTCTTGGCAGATGGCTTGCATGATGCCCCGCTGGTACGGTCGAGGCTCAAACCTGTGGGGCAGCGTAACGGTCATACCCGGTTGATGGTGATGATCAACTTGTTGTCGGAGCCGTCCGGCCCAAGTTCGTTGTCTGCTCTGATGGCGGCGATCCGGTCGTTGTCCTTCTCTGCGCCTCTGGCGATCTGGGCGAGGATCGTGCGCTTTTCGATCAGGTCCATGACTACACCACCGGCTCGGTCCTCGGCTTTCATCCTGAGTCTCTGTATCTCAGCGGTGATTCCGGCTTTTTCCGGGTTGCGTTCTGACATGAGTCTTGCGCTGTCTTTTTCTGGGTTCTTGGATTTCGGGAATGCCTTGGCGTAGGATTCGGTGACCCCAAGTCCTGCGGCGATCCCGGCTGCAAATCTGAGTTGTCCTGCTGTCATGCTTAGTAGTCTACGGAAACCGGGTTGCTGTCAATTTACAGTTCCCCTAGTCCGTACATCCACGGCATCTTCTCCTTCCCGCCAGAGATAAGGTTCAAGCGTGACTTCAGTTTACCGTATGTCTCCTCGTTGTACTTTCCTTTGCGGATGCTGACCCCGTTGCGTTCAGCGGCAGCGGCAATGGCTTCATCGTCGGTCTTGCCAGCACTGTACTGCGGTGGTGCTTTGCGCTTCTTTTGGTGCGGAGCCGGTTCGATACGGCTTACTCGTTCACTGATGGGACGCATCGTGTGTTTTGTCTGGCAGGAGCATCGGCCACAAGGCTTGATGCAGTTGTCCCCCAGTTGGCGCATAAGCTTGGGCAAGAACTGGGCAAACTTCATTTTGCAGACGTCGCAGAGGAGCGCCAGCGGTTCGGTTGGATCGGTCATGGTTGTTCTACGGTGATTGATTTGGCTGCACCTTGGCAGCGTGAGCACTGGACTGCGCCGTTGGCTTGGGACATCCACTCGCCGGTCTTCCCGCAGTAGGCTTTGGTGCCATTAAGGGGCAGCAGGTGGGAGACGGCACGGGAGTCGGTGCCGAGGCAGGATTGCCA